CCCTGCCATGTCGAAGTAATCGTTGCGTCAACAGGCGGCGCTGGATAATCAGGCTCAGACCCAGACTTGCCTATGCGGACGCTGCGACGCATTACGTTTTACCAGCAGTCCCGAAGATTGGCGCAGGTGGTACGTTGACCAGCACGTCTACTTTAACAAGGCACGGCTCACCCTCGACGCCGACACCATTAGGCGTCGCCCAGACGATCTCGAACTTTTCACCTCCGACCATCTCGAGGACGAGCGCGCGACCGTTCTTAGTCGCGCGCTCGATCGTCTTGCCTTCCAGCACTCGATTGATATGGCCGTCGAGCGGACGGCCTCTCAAGACCTCAACCATTATGCCAGCCTTATGATGGCCGTGCCTGTGGCTGGAGCCGGGAACTGGATCGTAAAGGTAGCACCGATACCTGACGCAGTCGGCGTCGTAGCGAACTGGTGAACAGAGACAATCGGGTCGGCAGTCGGCGTCGTAATTGAATCCTCGAAGATCGCCATACCTTCCGCTGATAGTGTAGGTGTCGTTCCGCCGGCGAGCGTAAAGGTGACGTTGTTGAAGTCAGTAATAGCCTGTACACCGGTACCTGTACCGTTAAGCGACGCGTCTACACAGGTCAGCGTCGTGCCGCCGGTCGCGTAGTCGCCCGTACCTCCGCCACCGAGAGCGGCTTCGTCGGTCGTAGCCTGGGTGATGTCGGTAACGTCCGTAGTCGTGCGGTTGTACGTGCGAGCGGCTGCGTTTTTGATGAGCATCGCCTTCCAGTTGACATTGGCCGCAGCGAAGTCGTAGCGCCCGCGCATCATGTCAAGCTTACCCTGGTCGGTGAAAGCAGTTACAGTGGTCATAGCAAAGTCCTCATAAGTAGTTGAGTGTGCGCATTACGTCGCCGAAAGACTTTTCAATCTTATCGACATACTTTATGGGTAGCTCGTCGGTCCACCTAGAGCCGCCCTTATGAAAAAACGTGTCCTTAGACTGGTTTTCTACAAAGCCCTCTTCTTTTTCCAATGATCTCAGAGAATCTAGACTGGTAGCGTCTAGCGCGTCCTCGAACCTATCCGGAACACACGGAATCTCCAGGTAGTCAAGTACAGCCCTGAAGCCTGTTTCCGGTCGATCTACGAGGTCCTCATAGCGAATAACTATCGAATCTAGACCCTCATCAACAGTCCAAGACTCTACGTGACGATCCCAGGAGGACACGAATGTAGAGATGGCCATCGGGTGTTTCGAGTAAAGACGACCGCTCTCGTTAGTGATCATCTTGTAAGCGCTGTCCCATGACTCGTCGGAGTATCTCTTCCATGAAACAATGACGTCTCTCGGATCGCGAACAATGTACACAGTCTTATGTGACAGATCTTTCGGTATCAGCCATCGGTTGTTTACAAACGCGTTAGCTGTGTGGGTCTTCAGGATGAGATTCGTCTGTGCCGAAGAATAGAACTGGTGGGATAGTGCGGCATCGCGTAAACGCCATGTCTCGGTGTCGGTCAGCATCTGGATCGGTACAGGTGATACTGATTGGTAGACATACATCTGAGAGTCGCCAGAGAAGTTGCGTTTCTGCAGACTAAAGTTGTCTGTGCCGTTCAAGTAGGCGGATAAAAACAGTCTTACCCAAGTGTTGCCAGATTTTGGAAAAGAAGCTATCCATGTAATACCGTTGCGTTTAAAGCCTGTTCCTTCCGGTATCTGTTCGTATCGTATTCTCATTGTTATGCTACGCTCTTGTAGGCGTCTCTTAGGAACGGGTGAATTATGTCAGACTGATACCACCCGTCGTTTACACCGACTAGCTCGATGATCGGCGACATTATGGTAATAAAAGGTATACTGGCCGCTCGCCAGATGTCAGATATGTCTGTGTGTAACTGAGCTACTGGTCTGTGACCGACTGCTGGTCTCGTAAAGGTCCTGTTAACTATGAAGCCAGTGTAGCGATAGAGATTCTGGTCGACGCCGGTTAGTGCCTGTGACGACAGGTCGTGCACTATCTCCATGGTGATGTACTCGTCCAAAGAGTTCGTGGATAGTGTCACGTTAGGATACTGGACTGGTGTGCTAGACCAGTTTGTGTCGAACCAAGTCTCTAAAGAGATTTTCTCTTGGGCGAACGTAGTCATTTGGTAGCCGCCCAGGTCGCTCGTAGGAGCATCAGTCGAGGAGGTGTCGTCGGAGAACCATATTCGACATAATACGCGTAGTCCTTACCGTTGGATACGAAGTACCTTGCCGAGGCTAGTGGTGCTGGCTGCAATTTGGGTAGTGACGGTGGCGGCAGCGGAGATGTATTTCGTGACGCTGAGTCTTTTTCACCTACATATCCGTAATCTGGAGTACCTATACTAAGATTCCAAGAGGCTCTCAATTCTCCTGAGTTTACTGGTGTTCTATCCACCGCGCCCAACCATACTGCTTTGGCTATTTCTAACGACTTAGCCGAAGCTCTTCGACGAAGAAAAGGTATAAAACGAGTTGTTGGCTTAGCTGTTACCCATTGCACCTTCATCGTCTAGCCTGTAGTTCCCAGAGAAATACTTCGTCATACGCTATAATGGACTCGACGTCCATAATATCGTACTGAATTCCTGCCGCATCAGTGATTCTGTCTCCTACCTTGGGTACCAGGCCTGTCTGCGGCTTTACTAGAATTAGCCGATCTTCCTTCTGTATAACAGTGCCATCTACTCTGTCTGTCTCGTACCGATCAAATACAGCGTCAACTGTGTAAGATGCCTCTGTTTTAGTGACCTGCCCAGTCTGTGGATCGTAGGTTGGGTCAGCCGTCTGTGACACAAGTACCATCGGTCCTTTTAGATCATCCAGGGCAATAAATGCTCGATCCACAGATTGAGAAATTCTCTGTTTTAACGACATCTCATCGACTCAGAGCAATAGATCTAACCTGTGATTTAGGCGAAAGTCGACTACCAAGATACGATATAATAGACCATATTGTGTCGGGTACTAGCTCGCTCTCTTTAAACTCATTAAAATCTATGGCCAAACTGCCGACTTTAATTGAGTCTAAATCGTTACTAGAATCGGGCTCGCCTGAGGTCAAGAGATAAAGAGCTAGCTCGAACTGAGCTCTTTTAAGATCTGTCGGTATCGCTTCGCCAAGAACCAGGATGTCTTCGGGAGTATCAGCAGAAAAATCGTATACCCGCGGCCAGGCCAGTGCTTGAGGAGTGGTCTGGTCTTTAATATCGCCGATCCAAGAGACTCTGGAGTCCAGGAAAACGGTTGCCGTCCGTAATGCCTGTTCTTGCAGAGTACCAGACGCTGAAGTAAAGGTATCTGAGTTAAGACGACCCTCAAAGTACGATAAAGCCTCGGCTAAAGACCCGTAAGAATTAGCCGAGGCTCCACCGACAGTCGAATCAAGGGCCACTTATCGTCACTTCTTCGGTGAGGGTGCTACTGTGGACGTCCGCGGTTCTTCCTTTACAGTAGTCGTCTCCTTCTTCGGCACTTCTACTGCTCGAACCTTAACTGAGCCACCGTCCTTGGTTTCCCACATCGGAGCCTCGCCAGCGATATTACAGGCGTAGTAGTTGCAGAGAATCTTCTTCAGACCCTCCTTACGACTAGCCGGTGCCATCAACTTGCCCTCGTAGAACGAGTAGCGATTACCGAGCGTTACAGTCTGTCCTTCACGCGGTCCAGTAAGTACGAACGTGACTTTGGCTTCGTCTTTCTCGGCCATATTGGCCTCCTGTGTTATTATAGTGAAAAAGTGCCCTCCCCGCTAAGGAGGAGGGCAAATCGGCCTACTCACGGCGTGCAAACTCTTGCTCGATCACCCTATATTAGGGGATCGGGATGATTCCCGGTGCTGCAGCGACACCAAGTTCGCTGAACAACGCGAATCCACAATAGAATTTGATACGCGTGATAGATTCGTCTCGAGACTGGTGCTCACCAATCTCTGCAACTCGGATACCAGATTCACCGACTGCGGTAAGACCCGTAATACCGACCTGGTTCGAACCGTCATCGAGCGTGCCAGCAAAGACCGTCGTAGCGTTCGATGCCAGGCCCTGCGTCTGATCGACCGGGATATTGTCGTTACGGAACATCGGAATGCTGCGATATGCCGGAACAGTAGCGCCAGACGGAAGAGTGACTGTTTCCTGGATGGTCGCACCGCCCTGAGAGCGAAGCAACTTGAAGAAGTCACGAATCGTACGGGAGTGTGCCTGGAAGTAGTCAACGATACCGTTCTTGTCTTTTACGAGATCAACGAGATTGTCGATGATCGTAAAGTCAAGAGCATCACCGTTAGCACTCGGCGTAACCGTCTGAGCGGTAAGGCCAGAGGTGAGTGCGATCAGACCCTCAACGGTATCGGACGTGCCATCACCATTGATGTACTGGTCACGATACGTAAGACCAATGTTCTTGGCCTTAGACATTACCTGGGCGGCCTTCTGATCGGTGTAGTTGGAGCGAGTATTCTGGATGAGGTTATTGACCTCAGCATCACCGATGATCGTCGTCAGAGACGTCGTAACTTTGGTGTACGTCGCTGCTGCCTTAGCCGTGATCGTACCGCCAACAGCCAGGTTCTGGACGTCGCCGAGAGCGTTCTCACGGTTATACGCGAGAGCGTTGCCCTCAATTTCCAGGAATGGGAGGACCTCAAAGAAACGATCGACTGTTACGATCGACTCGATGACGCCCGAAACAAGCATGTCCTGCGACAGCTTGGCGGATTCTACAAGAGTTACACTTGCCATTTTGTCGTACCCTCCGATGAAGTACGTGTTATGAAATACGTCCTTCACCGAAGGACAGGACAAAAACAAATCTCGTGCCCCGCACTCGATGTCGACCTAGGACAGTCCTAGATCAGAATCAAATTCTTCCAGTAATACATTCTACTACAAAGGATCCCAAATGTAAACTGTTTCCTTTAAGGATCCTTATTCTGACTGCATGCCTGCCGCAATCTTCTGGAGCGGAGACATATTGGCGGAATCTTGTCGAGAATTACCAGATGATCGGTTATCTCCGCCACCAGCACCGCCGCCCTGAGACTGTTCGAAGAGATGGTCTGCTGAGGACTTAAGGCTCTGCAGCCATTCGGACGGGCTGAGAGGTGACGTACCGTCTCGACCATAGACGATATTGCCTTTCTCATCATGGGCTACGGCTTTTCCGTCAACAACCTTAAAGGTCCGATTAGCGCGAAGAACGACGTCTTCGAGCGCGCCCGGACGCACCTTAGCCTCTACTGCGGCGTTTCTTACCGCACCGTCGATCAGGAGACCGTTGAGCTGGTCAGACAAAGAGTTATTATTGTTCGTAAGAGCCTCGACCTGATTCTGGTGCTCCTCCTTCATTTTCCTCGTGCGCTCGGCGACAATTTCGTCGACCTTCTCCATCGGGACGCGCTTCTTACCCTCGTCCTGCTCGGCTGCTTTCAAGAGTTCGTTGTACTTGTCGACGTCGATATTTCCGTATCGATCCTGGAGTTCCTCGAGCTGTTGCTTAAGCGAGATATTATTCTCACGAAACTCGTCGACCTTGTTCTTCGCTACAGCGCCCTCTACTTCGAGGTAATACTTGCCGTCTGTATGCTTAGAGTACAGTCCGGCGACGCTCTCATCCAAGCCTTCTAGAGACTCGACAGAAAATTTAAGTGGCATGATTAGGCTTCCTCATTATCATCAATGTCATTATTATCGTCAACTTCGTTGTCATCACCCGTATCGTCACCGACATCGTCGTTAAACTCGCCTGGCTTACGGGGTCCTGGTACAGACGTGTCTACGATGCGATCCATCGTATTCGTCTGCATTATATCGCCTCTCTGGAGGTTAAATATAAGCGTTTCTTCGTTGATCGCGCCCTCGCTGTACGCCTTAACGAGCTCTCGAAGCTCAGAGGCAGGTAGTCGCGGATCAAGGAAGTGTTTATTGAACGTAATCTTAACAGGAGGTCCTGAGATACCTTCCATCTCCTTAATAAGATTATAGTGTCGATTAAAGCCATTTTCGACAACCTCGGCGATACGAGTCATGTTTGCTGCGTCGCTCGAGTGTCTGATTCGCACGTTATCAGGGCTCTCTGAGCCTCTCGATGACGTATCCATAAGACGCGTCGAGAATATGGCCATCTGGTCGCTCTTCTCTTTGAGCGCTTTTTCAAGCGACTGCAGACCCTGACCAGTGAATTCAAGATAATAAGCTTTGGCCTGGTGCGGAGGCAGTACCCAGGCTCGCTCAGATCCGACACGAAGTGGCTCGTCAGAATCAACACCACTCACTACTGGTACTGGGAGCGCTGTAAAGTGCCTCCCATGCTCTAAATCGGCGCTGGAGCGATAGTGGGAGAGGTTAACATCGACGATGTCGAGCATGGGAGGCTTGACGAGTTCTGTATTAATGCCCTCTGACGTAAAGAACGTGAATGGAATTATGTCGAGACGATCACCTCTTACTCTTGGCTCAATAATTGCTCGGCGATTAAGAGAGCCTAGAGACGTATCCGCGGCCGATCGACGCCAGACCTCTCCGGCATAGTAGCCTTCCTGATCAAGACGAAGTAGTCTGTACTCAATATATCGACTAATGAAGTGAATAGTGTTTGGTTGAGGCCAGAATTTCTCCTCAGCCAACACTAGCATGTTAAGATTGCGTATCGTCGGATCGGTGTTCCAGTTTATGATATTTTCGGCTATGTATGGGACACTGTATGCACGACCTCCACTGACTGGATAGTCGATAAGTAGCCCGGTACGACCCATAGCAACGATTTCCTCGATAACCCATCGAGAGAGCTCGAAGAACGACGTACCCTGATTATCAACATCCTCGAAGTAGGCGCGCATCTCGTCCGGCGCCTCGATCGTCGGTTCTCGCGCCGTCATCAGTCCGACAATTGCCTTAAGCGTTCGGTCAGCTACTGAGAAAAAGAGTGCTCGCTTCAAATAGGCGTTATACTCGTCGACGGACTGTCCGGTAAGCTTGGGAAGGTACTCCGTGCGCTTTTCCTTAACCGCATCAGACCCATCAACGCAGTCACGTATACGAGACCACTTCTTTTTCCATGCATCATAGTCTGGATGTCGAAGTGTCGTCTCCTGGATGATGTTAGCTCCTGGAGTCGTGCCAGTAAGAGTATCTTGTGATATGGCAGCCATTTACAGTCCTATTACCGGCTTGAGTACGATCTTCTGATTTAGTCGAAGAACCTTATAGCGCAAAATATCTGCGAGATGGTCCTCGAGCTGCGTGTCGATGTCCTCGACCTTCTTATCATCTCTCTGCATCTGAGGCAGAGTCCGAATAAGGTTAGGACACGAACTGAATATGTAGAGATGTTTCTGCTCTGGATCATCGAGCTGAGCCGCGCGAAGCATCTGTCGAATTAACTGCCAACCATGGGCTCTCGAGCCGGGTGATTTGTCCGACTTAACAAAGTAAATCCCATGGTCCTCGAACTGGTCGGCGATACTGTCGCTACTCGTATCGGTCGTCCATATAGACGCGTCAGCTGGACCTGCTAGTACTGATCGATTAGGGAAAAGCTCTCGCTCAAAAGCCAGCATTCGCTTGGCTTGCTCGTCCGGTAGTAGTTTGAGACCCTGTCTCTTCTCGTTAGCAAAATAGAGCTCGCCGACGACAAAAAGAGAGCCTCTCGGCACAATTCTCTCATTATCGTCGGCGTCTCTGAACGTCGAGCCATCTGACTCGGCGAAATAGAGATTACCACCGGGCGCGCTGGAGCCCCAGTCGTGAGCTCTATCAATCTTCCATGATTTAGGGATAATGAATGGACGAACTACTTGGCGTTCAGGCGACCAGACGTCGCTGAACATGCCCTTCATCATTACATCCCAGTCACCAGACAGCATCGCGTCAACCAGAGCCGAGTCGCCAAGACCTCTTAGCCTGCTAGCATAGCCAGGATCGCTCTTAGTCAGCGTATAGTTGTCTGCCAGACGTGCTGGTATGTACCTCCTCAACATACCCCCATCCTCTTCCGGAGCTCTCCACATTTCTTCGCCGTGATCGACGAAGTTAGTCTTGAAGTAATCATGTCCAATACCGCCTGGGTTACTACAGTAGAGAATACGTGGAAACATGCTCTTATACTGCTCCGGAACCTCCAGACCACCCAGCCTAACGCGCGACCTGATGAACCTCACCATCGGCTCGCTAAAGTGCGTTGCCTCGTCGATGCCTAAAAATCCAATCTGCGCGCCCTGATGAGTCGTAATATCCGCCTCCCACTGGGAATGGGCGAGCTGGATGATGGATCCATTGTCAAACTCGAACAGGTAATTGGACTTGTCCCAGCGGACCTTCTTAGCCTTAATCCAGTCCCTCAGCATCTCCGGGTACCCACCCGGCGTATGAATGTGATTACTAACGAGCTCCTTAAAGGTCCTCCTGAAAATATACGTTATAAGACCTGGTACCCAGACCGAGTACACTATCGATGCTACGCGAAGAAGGTGTGACTTTCCGCCGCCAGCAGCACCGCCGTACAGATTCTCTGTAGCGGGCGACATAAGTGCCGCCTGCTGCTTCGGCCAAAGTCGTAACTCCATCAGGCAACCCTGCGTCTCTCCAGCGAGTATGCGATAAGTATAACGAGCAAGAAAACTGTACTCATCGAACCTCCGCCTCTTACTGGATGGTCAGGTTTGTTGGGGGGTTCGGGACGAACCCAGCATCTGACGGGGTTACAGTAAAATTTACCTCACCACTATCCGCCGATATAGTCTGGTACTGAATCGAGTTATGTCGAGCGACGCAGTAAAACGTCGTAGTACCATACTGATCGATAAGAGGTTGTACGTCGAGCTGGGCAGACACATCACCGTCGAGCGACGCGCCGACCTCTACTTCATACGGCCCACCAGAAGTGATGCCGCAATGAATCGTAGTAAAGATGTCGCTCGGCGGCAGTACGGCGCCGTTCTCATACTGAGTAGCGTTCGTCCACGAAAATGTTTTCAACAGAGCCGCTAGAGCCACTGTCGACATCAGTAGTGCAGCAATAACTAGAGATCGTCTCATAGGTCTACCTTCTTGCGGCGTCCACCACCACGGCCCTTCTTACCTTTTCCCTTGCACGGCATAGCCAGTCCTCAGCACTTACAAACTAAAAGAGTCGTACCGTCATCATTACGATACGACTCAAGAACTTCTCGCCTAACATCGTTGATCTTAACGATCTTCGGGACGTCATTCGGGTCGACGTTGTCATCGAGGTAGTAGTGCCAGTTATCGACAATCTTTACTCGTCGCGTTGACGAGTAGCTCGGAGCGGGTTTAGGCTCTGGAGCCGAAACCCGCGACTTACGACGACCTCTTACCATTGTTCCTGCTCATGACACGGGACGGCATCGCCGTCGGCTGACCCATAATCGTGTTGATTCCAGCTCGGACGTCAGCAACTCGCTGCCAATCCGCCCTGTTGTTCGACATACCTGGGCCAGAGTTACCGCTGTCAGTGGCCGGTCGCTTATCAACGACCGTAATGCCGACGCGCCCACTTCTCGGGTTGATCGTTGACATTACGGTACCTTCGGGCTGTCGAGCTTGCCCTGAGGCAGTCGGTCAGACCCGCTACCTGCGCGCGCTCTATTACCTCCGCGCACGGGGCGATGCGGCCCAGCGCCGCCAGAGCCCTCATTCCAGCCGGACGACGCGCCAGTAGTATTAGGCATCTTCGATCCGACGGACGTCATCGACGACTCCTTCATCGGCTTGAACGATCGATTGCTGAGTGTTGCCATTTATCCGACCTCCTTAAGGTCAAGGTTTATTTCCATCTCTAAGACCTCGTCGACCGGCAGCTTCTCCGAAGACTCAAGGGCCGGAGCGCCGTCATCACCAGGTAGTTCTGAGAATTCTCCCTCGAAGATAACGCGAAGCTCCTCGTCACCCGGACGATGCTGCGATACCTCTACGCTCTTGAGCTCTGGTTCGACGTACCTGCTGAGCGTCTTGTGGCAGTCGAACTGGAGTCGCTCATCTTCTGTTGTATGAGCGATCTTGGCCACGCCAATAAGAGGGTGATAGCCTGGGTACTGCTCCTGGAGCAGCGCCAGGACCTTGTCTCCCTGTCTGAGTGTTTTTGAGATCATCGACGAAGATCCTCCATAATCAGATTCTACTGCAGTTCAACACAAAAGTAAACTATTTCTTTAAAGGATCCTTGTATGTGGTCTTGAGGTGTTCGTAAGGTGTTAACAACGTGTTCGTAACTTGATCTCATAGTCGAAATAGAGGTGACGGCGGCACTGTGACGCTCGTACTATTCTCCGCTAGTGTAGTATACTACTGAACGAACTGAACGGAGAATAGGTGGGACGTACGTCGATACGGAGTGCTTGAACTGTGTCGATACGGAATGCTTACTTGCGTCGATACGAAATACTTGCTTGTGTCGGCACGGCGGCACGTCGTGTATGTACGTGGGATTACGAGTGTCAGTTTGAAAAATTCCGAGTCAACAGGCCCGTTTGCGCGTGCCGGTTTATGCCCCCCAAGTAAAACGTGCACGACCAAACCACCTAAGCCATTGATTTTATTGAGGTCGACGACATGTTGTGCTTCGGATGTATTCGAGCGAACTTGAGGTTTTTGGATTATGTTAAATCGATTTACATATTTAACGACATGTTGTCGTATTATGTAAAATCGAACTACGACCGACCGTGACCGACTACGACCGACCCAACATTATGTAAAGTCGAACTACGACCGACTACGACCGACTAACATTATGTAAAGTCGAACTGTAGCCGACTCCGACCGACTCCGGCCGACTCCGGCCGACTCCGGCCGACTACATGTCGCTCCGATCGACGGTGGCCGTGTCAATGTTATGTAAAGTCGAACGACGAACGACGAAGACATTTGTTATTATGTAAAGTCGATCTACATAGACGCTTACATGTATCGTACAACTTTATGAGAATGACAATCATTCTCATTTACGGAGAACCTCTCCGATAGGCTCCGCGTTATGTAAAGTCGGCATGGAGACCGACTCCGGCCGACTCCGGCCGACTCTGCGTTATGTAAAGTCGGCATGGAGACCGACTCCGTAATTGCATTATAACTTCTCCGACCGACTCCGGCCGACTCTGCGTTATGTAAAGTCGGCATGGAGACCGACTCCGTAATTGCATTATGTAAAGTCGAACCAGAAATGTCGAAGACATGTCGAAGTCGGCCGTCCTTGGCCGACTTCGACCGAGTAGCTGAGAGCTACCCTGAAGCTCCGATGTATCGATATGCATCGGACTGCGCTTCATGCAGATGACGCGTACCGGACGTTCCTCCGATATATCGACCGCGTTTATCGAAGCACTTTACCTGCCAAAAGCCGTACTCATCTTTTACGATGTTAACCATTTCGGTACGATTGCACAGATCGGCTTCGATGCGCGCGATAAATGCTGCTTTACGTTTTGCTCTGCTCATGTCGTTCTCCGTCTAATTACAAGTAAATTATACCGTAGAAAACCTACGATGTAAACTAAATCCTTAACAAATCGATGCGAGCCACTTGAGGGCGGCTGCGCGATGACGATGCGGGAAAATCGAGTAAAACGTGCGCCACTGGCCGGTCGGGCGGTGGATGGCGATCGTCTTGAAGTAGCGTGTGTCGGTCATGTTCGTCTCCATTTGTTACAGTCTCCATACTACCGACTTGAGGCGAGATGTACACGATTAAATTGTAACAATACATGAGAATGATTATCATTCTCAGATGTACACGATTAAATTGTAACAATACATGAGAATGATTATCATTCTCATGAAATCGGCGATTGCGAAATTTGTAACAATTTGTAACAGAGAATCAAAGTTGGAACGCTTTTTGTTGATAGTCATTATCATGTATTGTTACAATTTAATTGTGTACATCATCAGCCAAGTCGGTATTATATACCTGTGACCCACATAAACTAAGGACGAAATTATGAACCCGTATAACTCTTACAGCACGATCCTCGAAGAAGCTCGCAAAGAGCTGCGCAGCGAAGCTGACGCGAACCGTGAGCTTAAGAAAGCGATAGTTGATATCGCCACCACGCAGATTCCGGACGACATCGATCCGGACGAACTGGACGATCCCTGGGGCGAGCTCAAGTAGCTCGCTAGTGGGCGACTTCGGTCGCCCATTTTTTTCGACGTTTAAATGAGAATGATTATCATTCTCATTCGGCCGTCTAAGCCGTTGATCTTCCCGGCGATGGCCTAGATCGTGGCTGGCCTCAAAAATACGATCTGAGCGATCTGGAGAGCTCTCGTACACAGCGACGGATATGGGCGGTAGTCCGCAGAGATAGTTACGAGTGAAACTATTTTCAAGAGACGCTCTCTGAGCGATCGTCCAGATCGTCTCAGTCAGCGTTTCTCGATTTTTCCGTATCAATCTACGGGCCATTATGTCGGACTGATATGACGAATCTGGACGATTCTGGAGCGACGGAAAAAAGCGTTCCAAGTCCAACGAGCGACTTAATGAGAATGACAATCATTATCATTTAGACGACAATGACGTGCATTATGTCAAGTCGGTAAATTTCTCAAAGTTGGCATAGATTTTTCCGAGGAAAAAAGCGTGCCAATCTCGAAATTGTAACAATTTGTAACAGACTATTTACTTTCTCGTATCGATGTGATAGGCGAGTAAATGATAACGATTATCATTCGCTGTTACATTCTGTTACAATTTAAACGTGTACATCTATCGCAGTCACGGTAGAATAGATAATGAAAGTTGAATATATACAAACGCTCTTTAAAAATTTGACCGCAGTGTAAATTTTCGCCGACTATTTTACATTTGCATTATTTTCCAAGTCGGTAATTTAACCATAATGGTGAATGTTATGTCAAACGCAAAACAGGCGGTTACGCGAGTAACCAATCAGATCGCAGCTCTTGACAAGAGCGCGAAACTTGACGACGTAATTGCAAAGGTCAACGAGATCGTTGCAAAGGTCAACTCGATCAAGGTTCGTGATCGTGGTCCAAAGTCTGAAAGGACGATGACCGATCAGGATGCCTTCCGGGTCAAGTTCGGCAATCTGAAGGATGAGAGCCACAAGGCGGCCGCGGCCGAACTCGGGCTCTCTTACGGGCAGGTCTACTCGGCCCGTGGCGGGTACACCTTCACCCACATCGACAAGAACTGGAAGGAAGAGTCCTAGTCGACAAAGGTCGGCGGCCGAAAGGCCGCCGATTCTTCCAACCTGGTAAAGGAGTTACCAAATGGTTCTTTTCGAAATCCTCTACTCGCTCTTTCTCGTGATCATCGCACTTCCGTTTCTCGCGATCGTTACGAAATTGGACGACTAAGAAAAATCGAGGCCGCTCGAATGAGCGGCCTTTTTTATGCGTGTGTACTTCTCAGATCGTCTCTCTCAGTCGCTATTTTTCGTGTCGATCTTCTAGATAAAGCCCGAAAATAAGTGCTGAGAGAGACGATCTGATACGACGTACGTGTGAAGTTGACATAACGCCATTATGTCAAGTCGGTAAGAACGATAATGACAATCATTCTCATTCGATTGTCCGATAAGCGCTCACGTCCGGCGATGCCCCAGATCGTGCCTGGCCCAGAAAAACTGACTGGAGCGATCTGGAGAGCTCTCATGTAAAATACCAGGCGCGGGCGGTAGCGCCGACGGTAGTTTCCCGGCAGGTAATAACGGTGTGGCTTCTCGCGTTGGTCCTTATTACGGAGTCGGCGGCGGCGGCGGCGGCGGGGATG